CCAAGATTCAACTTGAGACTGTAGAAAAAGTGGTGGAAGGATTGGAGTCGATTTGTGAAATTTTTCACTTATTTGGACTCGTCCGACCTGTACTTTACAAACGATGGACAACTCTTGAAGCAGAAGAATACTGCCGAAAGATTATGTCATGTAAAGTAAACGCTGGAATACGCATGCTATCCTATCTCCATTCACGAATGCTGGAAGACCCAGATGACGGTGAAGAGATGTGGAAAGACTATTTCAAATATAAGACTCTAGCATTCTATGCACATTATGAGACTGACGGAATCGACTTAATGAAACCTTTGAAAGGACTTGAAAATGACAAACCATATATTATTTTTGGTGGCACTATCATGAATTTTCAAAAACAGTTAAAGTTAAATCGAATTTTGTTTCCTCAGTTTATTTGTAGCATGAATCAAGCTAAGATGGGTTTGCCAAGACCAACGAAGTCAATGGTTAAGAAAGCTGAGATTAAAACTCAAAAGCACTTAACTACACGACCTGGTCCTCTTCCAGAAGAAGAGATTTTGGTAAAACACTCACTCGGTTCGGTAGTTCTAAATAAACCAACCTTGAAAGAGCAGCTAGAGCGCACCGTTGAAGAGATGTTCGAATTCGCAGTTTATACTGAAGAAATTCATTATGAACCGGATTATCCTTCAACCTCCGCCAATTACAATTATTGTAGGGGAGATGGTGGTGCTGTCGGTACCATTTACACAGAGATCATAGGAGAGAATCCTTCATTTACTAACCAAGAGGGGTTAGTCGAACTTAAAGTGACTGAGAAAGTCTTAAGTCGTCCAGAGAGCATGTTATATGGCCCTGAGGGAATGAAAGAAGATAGTGATCCTTTGTATAAAGGAAGCAGCAATTTGAATAAGTCCATTGTTGGCGACTCAACGAAATTGAAAGAAAAGTGGAGGGAGATGTTCGATATCATAAGATGCAAAGCAGAACGAGAAATGCCAGTCGTAAAGACAGTAGGTCTCAGTGAAGCTCTGAAAGTTCGAGTGATAAGTAAAGGACCACCTCTATTGTATACGTTTTTAAAACCTCTTCAAAAATTTCTTTGGGGTACACTCAAGACTAATCGAGTTTTTCAACTGATTGGTACACCAGTTCAATTGGCTCACATACAAAAATTATTTGGTGAGATGAACGATGATGAGATGATAGTCAATGGTGATTATAAAGCATCAACTGATAATTTGCACAGTTGGGTTAGTGAAATCTTAGCAACGAAGCTAGTGGAAGTTTTGAATCGACAACCTGGAAGTTACCAGATCGATCAGGCTCACTTAGATATGTTGATAACGTCTCTTACAGGTCACATTTTCGAAATGGAAGATGGATCGATGAGAAATCAACAGGAAGGACAATTGATGGGTTCTATAACCTCATTTCCTTTCCTCTGTCTGGCCAACGCAGCAATGTGTCGCTGGGCATTAGAGTTATCTAATGAGAAAGTCTATCGAATTCGAGATAAACCGCTTCAAGATTTCAGGAGTAGAATCGCACCATTATATGTTAATGGCGATGATTGCACGCTTAAAGGACGAAGAGAAAATATTAGATCTTTATGGGAGAAGATAACCGCCTTTGGTGGTTTGGAATCTTCTGTAGGTAAGACAATTTTCTCACTTAAGCATAAGCCAATAGC